GACGCCGCCTGAGCGGCAGAGGAGGAACGATGGAACTGTCAGTCCTGGCCGCCGTCATCGTCGGCCTCATCCTGAAGCACCTCGTAGCCCCCAAGTGGGAGGGCTTCTCTACCAAGCTGATCCCGGTCATCATCTTCGCCGGCAGCTTCGTGCAGCAGCTCATGGCCGAGCTTGGCCTACCCCCGCTCGAGGCCGCCCAGGCAGCCGTGCAGACGACGCTCCTGGCAACCGGCGTCCACTCGACGGGCAAAAACGTGATCGCTCAGTGGCTGCTGGGGAAGAAGAGGAAGTAATACATGAAGGGCGTAGACCAGTGGACAACGGCATCTGGGGTCAGGGTGATGCGCTGCCTGTACCCGGCGGACCCTGAGAAGGACCCGGATACCGAGGTTGGTCTACGGTGGCTGAAGTCCTACTCCTCGGGCTTCCCCGGAGGAATCAACGGGGACAAGTGGCAGCAGGAGATGGAGGCCAACCCAGGCGCAGGCGGCGGCGAGCTCATCTGGCCCAACTTCAACCTGAAGGTCAAGCCCCACATCATCTTCGACGTCGAGGATCTGAAGGTCCCGGACCACTGGCCCATCTACCTCGGCATGGATTGGGGCATGGTCAACCCAACCGTGTTCACCGTCCATGCGGTCGAGTCGCTCGAGCGGATCTATCAGATCGACGAGCTCATCTTCACGGACGACCCGTCTACGCCAGAGAGCCGTCTCAACATCAAGCGGATCTGTAGCGAGCTCAAGCGCCGGTACTGGTGGGAGCAGGTCCAGAACATCACTGGCGACCCGAGCATCTGGCGACGGCTCCCAAGGCCAGACGAGGGCACCACGACCTCCGTCGGCGAGATGTTCGGCGACGAGGGCGTCCATATCCAGAAGGGCCGCAACGAGCCCGGTGTAGACTTTACCTACATCACAATGCTCAACAGCGTGCTCTGGCACGATCTCGAGGACCCGATCTTCATGATCGGCAGCAACTGCAAAAAGACACTCAAGTGCTACTCGAGGATCAGGAAGAAGCCAGTGCGAAACGCCTTCGCCCGGCAGGACAACGCCGTGCCGGAGAAGATCGTTGACAAGAACGTGGACGAGTTCGACGCCAACAAGTACATCCATCTGACAATGGGCTTCGACGAGCCCGAGAGCGTCGAGGAGACCCCCGGGACCTTCGACTGGTACGTCAAGCAGATCGAGGACCGAGCGCAGATGCAGCTCAATATTCTGAGGTGAGAGATGTCAAGAACCAGCGAGCTGAAGGAGCGTGTGCGGCGAGCCCGCGCCGCTGAAGCCGCCGACGTCAAGCCGGAGCCCTACTTCGTCTTTTATTGCGACGCCTGCGGAATCCAGAGTCCGTTCAACGGACGGGGGATCGTGCCGACGTCGATGAGCTGCTCTCTGTGCGCCGGAGTCTGCCGGCGGGAGTGGAGGCGCCCGCAGAACTATGACCCCAGGCAGGGCAGGAACCGATGAAGCGGACGTTCTGCGACGGCTGCTACAGGGCCGGCAGGATGAACGACATCACAGACGAGCCGCCATCGAACCGCTGGAGGGTGCAGGTCACAAAGGCACAGATCCTGGACCTCTGCATGGACTGTGCGCCGAAGTTCCAGAGGCTGGACCTCGACAAGCAGCGGCTTGTCAACCAGCACAGCGAGGAGTTCAAGATCAAGCTCAAGGACCTCATGGACAGGTTCTGGCAGGAGGTGACGGAAGGTGCCCAAGAACGCGCCAGGGAGGAATAAAGAGTTCCGGCAGGCCATGGCAAGCATGACCAAGGGGACGCGCCGCCAGAACGATGTCATCATGTGGGAGAACCGCATGAACAACTCCGAGATGGTCTTTGGCGACTTCTACAAGGAGATATACCGAAACCAGGAGTTCTATCGCGGCATGCAGATCGGCTACGGCGACTGGGCCAGCGAGATCGCCTTCGACAGCATCAGCTCGTTCGCCAAGTCTGGCCGCGTGCTTGTCATCAACAAGATCCTGACCAACCTGGCAGCCCAGAACTCGGCCATCATGTGGAGGCGCCCATGGCACTATCTGAGAGCCCGCCGCGTATCGGGCCTCAACGACGAAAGAGCCCGCTGGACCGCAGAGCACGCTCTCAATGCGTGCCTCGGCGACGAGCGCAACGCCTGGCTGAAGAAGAACCGGCTCAACCTCCTGATGGCGGAGATGGGAGTCGGCGTGCTCAAAGCAACGAACATCATGGAGATGACGGGCAAGGACCCAGCGGCAGGCCGCAAAGACAGGTACGGCGAGGTCGTCATCACCGAAGATCCAGAGACCGGCGAGAGCATCCCTAGCTTCGTCGGCGGCATCCCGCGCCTCAACGCCAAAGGGGAGCCCATCCAGAAGGGCAACAAGTTCCTGATCGACGACAGACGCCTGTCAGACTACTACCGCACGGACTTCGTCCATCCGTTCCTGATGCGGTTCGACCCAGAGGGCGGCAACGACCACCAGGACCACGCCTGGATCTGCGAGAACTTCTCGTTGACATACAACGAGTTCATGGACGTGCCGTTCTTCGATCATAAGCATCGGGCTATCGACGCCGCCAGGGTCCTTGACAAGAACCTCCTGTCAAGGCGGACGCGGAGATACTTCCTGAGTGGCAAGGGCGGTATGGCTGGGGGATTCAACCCAACCAACGCCGACAAGGACCTGCTGCGGTTCTTCATGGTCGCCTGCTGGGACATCCAGAAGCGCGAGATCGTCTACCTGCTGGACGGGTTCAACAAGGTCATCGCAAAGATCAAGTACCCGAGCTACATTGACATCTCGCCGTACTCCATCTCGAAGCTCCATGAGGACCCAGGCGAGTTCCAGCCGGTTGTCGAAGTGACACAGGCCCGACCCCTGGCGCGAGCCTACAACGAGATGCACTCGATGCTCTTGACCCACGCGGCCCGCTTCACGCGGCGGTACATCGCCCGCGAGGGGATGTTCCGGGAGAACGAGCGGGAGAAGTTCAAGAGCAACGACGACGGCAACGTCATCTACTACAAGAGGCAGTACGGCTCCGGCGACCTCAAGGCAGTCGAGGACGCCCGGCTGGACCCGGCCATCTACCGGAACATGGCGATCTACACGGACGACATGGACAAGATGATGGGCTCGTCCCAGAACTCCCAGGCCGCCGGCAGCGGCGTCGAGTCCGCAACCGAGGCCGCCATCGTCGAGAACCGCACGTCGAACCGGGACACCGACAAGCGGAACCTGATCGCCGAGCCCGCCCAGCACCACGCGGGGATCATCCTCCGCATGATGCAGGACACCCTGCCGGACGACATCCTGATTAACTCCGTAGGGCCGGATGCCGTGACCTTCCAGAAGAACGTCAGGCGCCCCCAGCTCGCCGGCGACTTCTCCGTGTTCATCGAGATTGGCGAGATGGAACCCCACGACCAGCGGATCGAGAAGGCCGACCTCAATGAGATCGTGCAGATCGTAGGGCCAGCAGTCCTGCTGTCTCCGACCTTCTCGAAGAAGTTCTGGGAGTCCCGCCGGATGTTCGACCCCCAGCTCGTCAAGGAGGTCCAGCAGATCGTCCAGGACCAGCTCATGGCCCAGGCCCAGGGCGCCGACGGCGGTGAACAGCAGGGAGACAAGGGCGGCGGCGCCAAGCCGACCAAGGCCACCGAAAAGACCGAGAAGCAAGGGGAAGGCCGCAGCGCAGGACGCGCCCAGCGCAAGAAGAAAAAGGAGGAGTGATGCCGACTTACTGCTGGAGATGTTGTCAATGTGAAAGCACCAAGATCAAGCCGCTCACCCTTTCTCAGCTCGAGGATCACGAGACGCATCCTGTGTGCTGCGGTGAGAAGATGCGCCGGGACTACCACGCCGAAGGCGCGAAGCTCTCCGAGGAATCCCGTGACAAGGGCCGATTCCCGCATGTCTACGAGAACCTCGGACCGGAACCCGTGGAGGTGCAGAGCAACGCGCATCTGCGGCAGATAATGAAAGAGAAGGGCCTCGTCAGGCACGAGCCGGACGCCGACGCCAGGGCCAGGTATCGTGACAGAACGAGGCGCTTCTATTGACTCTGACAAGAGCCCGAGTCTATCGTCCTTGTCAGAACGCTGGTTTGACACCAGCAGGAGGTTGACAATGCCTGTGAACAAACCGTCAGGGCCGGTGAACAAGCCCGCCAAGGGGCCGTACACACCGCCACCCCTGCCGATCAAGAAGCCAGCGCCCTACTGAGGGCGCGTAGAAGGGAACGA